CATACTACGACTTGTAAAGATACCGAACACATTATCTGCTGTATTAATCTTACTGATACCACCAGCAATGTGACTGTGGTCAAACTCAATCTCATCAACAGCACTACGATTTAACTGACTTGCAGTAACCATCAATATGCCCATCTCTTTTGCTAAGTTGCGTAGTTCTTCTGCCACATACTTGTCTTTGATGAACTGGTCGTTAGGATTAACTTTAACACTGACAGGCATAACCAAGTCTAAGTAGTCAACCATCACAAAGTCAATTTTAATACCTGTTTGAATCTGTACTTCTTTCAAATAAGCACGGATATCATTGACATTACTTTGTGCAGGTAAACCCTTAACACGATATTGTCCTGACTTTTTACCAATCATCTTTACTTTAAGACTAGTAGTATCAATATCTTTACGAATCGCTTTTGTACCCATCATAGTCAACATAGCATCTGTTCTTAATGATGTTAGTTCTTCACTCAGTTCTAATGTAATGTACACTCCGCTCATTCCCTGTTGCAACCAGTTCAATGCAATATTCATCATAACCAAACTCTTACCTGAACCACTGCCACCTGCAAAGATGTTAAGTTCACCACGACTGAATCCACCATACAAGATACGATCCATTTGTGGCCAGCCTGTACTTACTTGACCACCACTGTTAAAGTATTTGTTGATACGTGCCGCAGGGTCATAGAAGTAATCAGTTCCCATATCTTTTTGCAAACTGATTTGTACTGCGTCTTTGATTAGTTTTTCAACTGGACCAAAGTCATCCTTCTCAAGTAAGTCGGCCGCTTTGAGAATAGCTCGTTCTAACTCTTGTCGTTTAGTAAAGGCTTCAAACTCATCTAAGAACCAATCAAATTGATTAGGACTAAAGTTAGCAATGATATCAATATCTTGCCCAGTAATAGCTTTAATCTGTGTTGGGTCGGGCAAAATACTATATTTTGTAGTATGTTCTTTGTATAGATTTACGATAGGTCTCAATGACCTATCAAAATTCTCACTATTTAAAATGTTCATAACTCTAGTGTAGAGTTCAGCCTCAGTAATCATAACACGCAAAAATATCTTTTGCATCTCAATACCGTAATCTTTTTTATTTTCGTAATCTTTTTTCAATTTTCTTCCTCTGTAGTTCTATTTTGATTTTACTAGTTGTCGCACTACTCAATATACTGAGCAATGTAGGCAACTTACCATACTTAACTACCGCGTCATTTACATCTTTAACATCGTCATCCCACTCAGGAATACTTATACTATAACCTAGCTCCAATGCTCTATCACACGTTTCTAAACCTGTACTATCTCTATCGGGAATAAAGATAATACGTTTATTAAGTTGTGCTAGAATCTGTGCTTGGTCATCGTTGATTGTATTATGTGTTAACGCACAAGCATTTAAACTTAATGCATCAAAAATACCTTCAACTAACAAACATACTTCCCAATCGGGTTTCTGAAAGTCATAACCAAATACATAGCCAGGTTGTTGCTCGTTAATATACTTTGGGATTTTGTTATCTAAGAATCTACTTGTATGCCCTACAATCTTATTGTTATAAGTATAGGGTATAATGATTCTGTTTGACTGTCTGCCAGTGTCATTAGGTGTAACTAAGAACGGGTAGTCATTATAATTTATCGACCTCGCAGACAGATAATCAACGTATACTTTGTGCAATGTGTTATTAATATCGATTAACTCACCTTCAGGCAATGTATGTTCTTTAAATTTTATTTTTGATTTTTGTTTTTTTAAGTTAGTGAAGTCTAGTAAATCTTTATGTTGTAAACTTTCTAAACTCCATTTACTTATTTGAGTACTATCAATACCAGACCATTGTAACAAATATTTTGTATTTTGTGTAATGCTCTTACCTAACATAAACCCACATTTGAACCCACAGTTAAAACAATGGTATGACCAATTAAATTGCCCATCAAATTTAATACCACCGCGTCCACGTGTATCAGTTTTATGCCCGCGACGGCTACAACAGATAGCATTAAAGCTATGCCATCCGCCGTGCGTGAGTTTTTTCTTTCCGGGAATTACTGATAGGATATCAAACATCTATGTAGTATAACATAACTGTCATAGATAAACAATAGTTTAGGTTGATTATCTTGTTAAAATGTTAGTGACTGCACCATTATTGCTTTCAAATTGCATTCGAACATATGGGTGATAACCTTGAACTACATAACCTTTTGTATCACTTACATTGCTATATGTGTCGGTTAATATAGGATACCAATCACCATCAACAATGGTAGAACCTTCAATAACAATATTACCGTAATATTCACTGTATTGTGCTTGTAGTGTTAATATTGGGCTATCATTAGTATCAACTACACTGGTGTAGTATGTGATGTTGCTCTCACCGTTACCATCAGGGTGTAGATTAGGGAAGTCTTGACCAGTAGGAATACTTACCGGCATTGAAGGGACAAAGCTAGGTAATATACTATTAACAATGTTCATATCACCACGTGCTCCGGCATTGCTATCAACGAATACCGGATAATCAAATTCTCCTACAGGGATCTCTAATGAGTAATAACACTTCTGTGCATCGATACTTGCTAAGTCGGCTGAGTTTAAAAACAATGCGGCAATACCAGTTGCTGGTAATTGGAGAGTTAGTGCTTTTTGTAGTAGTACCACTGTGCCTTCATAATTAATAATCCTACAGACTATTGATTTACCTGTAATATCTACAGGTTTTTGCTCTTGGTTTAAGAACTGAAATTGAATTTGATTGTCTACACCCTTATTAAGTGTAAGTGGCTTGGCATACTGAGGCATATAGCTCCTTGGGGAAAATCCTGATAAAAGTATAACGATTTGTCTTTGTGTATAGACGAAAACTTGAGTTGAGTACATAATGATATTTATCAAAATATATTGCCAGGTTACCCTATGATAAATATTTCGGTCAATAGAATAACAATGATATCAAACGAATTTTTCAATAAACTAACAACAAATCACCCGTTCATAACTATATGTTCATACGCCAACCAAGATTATGTTGGAATAGTTCAAAATAGGGACGATATAGTCACCACTATTTACGATTACGGGGCTATAATAGAGTCTACCGTTAGGGAAAAATTTCTAGAATTAGGCGATATTTGGTGGTGGGAAAGTAATAGACTTATACCTATTAATCTGTTCTTAAAAGAAGAATGGATTATATTTAAACCATACCTTAGGACATTTAACAACAAAAGTTTAACAGTAATACACGGCCCGTTGTGTAGTATGTCTGAATTGAGTAAACGTAAGAGCAAGCGCCGTAGCATTACCTTAGTAAAAAGAATAGTTTAATTCTGTTCTTCTATCAAATTCATATGTACCACTACTAAATGTGCATATGCAACTGCGTGACTCTTTTTAAAACTATACCCGTCAGTATTCTTATCCCAAATTGATTTAGATATATCAGCCCAAGATTGTCCTATTAAATGTCGTTTAGCCGGGCGAATCAATGCTAGAAACATTGCTAGTCTAGGAATGCTATCAACTGAACTGGGCATCTTCTGTAGTGATTGATAATGATTACCCAAGTGAATCAATTTCTCTACAAATTCTCTTTTATTTAAGTTATCCCAGTTAGGCTCACGCATCAATGTTGCTAAATGTAGTTCATCACGAACCTGCGAATAAACGTGAACATTCAATAAATCTAGTTTGAAATACCCTCGTTGTTCTGCTTCAACATAGTCAATAGCTGCCATATCATTTACTGGATCGTAAGGTATGTCAGTAATGTAAACCCCAGTAGCGTGTTTACGCATTGGATTAGCGTTACGCATAGAGGCAGGTGTATGTTTGATAAGTTGCAATAACTTATCTCTATCACCAAAGTCAATATCAATGTCTGATTCTATTCTCATCTAGGGGGTGCTACCAATTCTGCTTTAATAAGTTTAGTATACGCTTTTTGTACAACAATAGCTTGTCGTTCGGCATCTTCTACTGCTTTGTGACTTGTAGTGTGTCCACCATCTTTGAGACTGACACCTGTTATTTCAAACAATGTTCGTGTATCTCTGACTGTCCAGAAAGGCCAAGGAATAGGATTAGGCTTATCACTTACTTGCCGCCAAGCAGACTCCATAACGACACAATCGAAGGAAGCGCCATTACTCCAAACAGCACGACGGTTCCAACAAAACTTATAAAGGGTCTCCATGCATTCAGCAAATGGTAGTCGTCCGCTATCTCCCATAGCTTCTTCAAGTGCCTCAGGGCTCTGCTCACTCCACCAACGTAATGTATCTTCATTTATGCTCCTATTATAAATTTCTGTTTG